GGTTGCGACCGATGGGAAACCCAACTACAACTACCACAGCATGAACGAGGACCGCGCTGCATACCGGCAGGATCTGATCGATTCAGGGATCGCCGGCGATGAAGGGAACCCGATGTCCATGCAGGAGCTGGATGATCTGTTCAACACGATCGATTCAGCAATGGATATCATCGGCGACAACAGGGCGATCCTTGATTTCTTTGGTGATGCCGGCGCAGAAACTCGCGCGTACAAACCGAACGCCGATCCGCATTACAAGCTGGCGCTCGACTTCTCTACGCTGTGCAGGAAACGTGTTCTGCTTCAGACGATTGCAGAACGGTTGCAGGCTCAGTTGGGCAGGAGCGTTTCCCCGGAAGAAACTGTGGCAATCCGTAAGGAGATCCAGAAGTTCCAGAAGGAAGGCAAGCGGGTTGAGGTGGCCTGCGCGCTGTGCTATGTAGAGGCAGCGCGTCTGAAGAGCCCGAAGGTTATCAATAAGTTTCTGGATAATCGCGGCAAGTATATGCTTGATTACTTCGCCAAGAGCAATTCGGAATTTATGACCTGGGTGCATGATCAGCAGGCGAAGTTCAAAGTGGAACACGGGTATCCTCCGGATGCTACCAAGAAGATGATGAGCGGTGCAGACGTGAAAGCGCTGAACAAGCTCACGCCTGAATTGAGAGCATCCTACAAACCGACGGAAGAAGAGCAGGCCGTCATAGATAGCGCTGTCAATATGCCGCGCGAGATGTTCCTTGTCGCGTCTTACCTTACAGAGATGGCGAAGGAAAATCCTCACATCTACAAAGCATATACGTCTGCGGTAAGATCTGCGACCAGAAGTAAAACGCAGGAAACAGCGGTGCCTTATTTCCGGGGCGACGTAGAATCCGTTGGTCAGGATCTGATCAACGAAATGAACGAAGAATCAGGATTCAGGCATCAGAGCTGGTCCGACTTTGAAACGATCCACCTGCTGGACGATATCGCAGCAGTGATTGAGCTGTCTACAAGGAAAGCAAAGGTCCACGCATACACCAAGGTTCCCAACATGGTCATCGTAAACGGCAACACCGGCATGATGCTGAATATGTCGTTGATGCCCCAGGGGAACACCGGTATCCGTGATGACAACGTCCAGCTCGCGGATTCTCTGGTCAGACAATATGCAGAAGCGGTGCGGAATGGTGAGGATACGACAGCAATTCAGGAACAGATAACTGAGCTGCTGACGATGGACCCCAAGGAAGGAATGCCGAAGGATCAGATGATCCCGCTGCGCGACCGGTTCCATTCGACTGCCGGCAACATCATGATCGGCATCAACGACACGCAGATCCGGATGCTGCTTGCCAGCGACCTGATCGACTATGTTATCCCGTATCATACGTCCGGTCTGAATAAGGAAATGCGTAAGCGGATGGGGATCAGGGCCTGGAACGACTACACGTCTTACCAGAACGAAAAGTGGAACGGGCGCGGGCAGAAGGGTGAAGCTCCGAGGCTTAACGAATGGTTCAATATCAATGATGCGCTTAACGCTGCTGACGGGAATCAGTACATGCGCGAAGCATCACAGAAATATCTGGACCTGTGCTTTGAGCGCAACCTGGAGCCAAAGTTTTCTCAGTTCCTGAACAAGAACGCTGATGGCAGTTATTCTCTCGCAGACGATGCTCAGAATTACTGGAAACTTCTGATCGACCGGAAGATGGTTGACCAGGCAACGGGCAAGGTGATTGAGCAGAAGCCGATCCTTCCCAACTTCAACAAGCAGGATATCGAAACTATCCTGAATAACGAGCTTGCGAATCCTGAGCACGGCGACGATGAAGAGGTTGCAGATGCGATCATCAACAAGGTTATGTCCGGTGAGCTGGAGATCAGCCCGGAGATCCGGAAAGAGGCAAGGGAGCTTCGCGAGAGGAAGAGAGCACTGAATGCTGACTCGATCAATGAAACGATTGAAGACGCAGCCGGGTTCCAGTTCAGCTCACACGATATCAACGATCCTGAAGCTGCGCAGCGCATGGATGAAGAATACATGGCAGCCGTTGAGCGCGGCGACATGGAAACTGCACAGCGGATGGTCAATGAGCGAGCTCAGGCTGTAAAGGCTGAGGTATTCGCGGCAACCGATGTTCCTGCGTATAGCGTTCGTCGTGGGCCTACTCCAAAGAAAACGATCAAGGTATACAAGACGTTTACGCTTGATAAAGAAGGAAGGCCTACTGCGCTGTTCGTTTCAAGCAAGTATCCTCTGCCGGTTGGCGTGTGGTTGGATGCACAGGATACGTTCCACTTTACTGATATGGAAAACGGTCACTTATATGTTCCAAGCACCAAGAACCCGAATACTCAGGGTGGCGCTACTGGCAGGCAGACAGAACTGAAGAATATCAGTGAGGAAGATCTTGCGGAGCTTGAACGTCTAGGCCATATCACCAGGGATAAAAACGGCGAGTATACAGCTCAGAATATAACATCGCTTGCATATCGACCCGGTTGGCATGCCGGCGATCTGCCTTTCTTCCCCCAGGGAGGGATGAAGATCGAGGGCAGCAATTATGAGAATGTTCACAGGTATAACCAGGTTGTCTTTGAATGTGAGATGGCCGCTGATGAGGACTATACAAATTACGATATAAATCCAGACGGGTCCGTAACCTATCACGATATGCAGCAGATGCCGTTCAATGGTTCGTACAAATTTGCAACGAATCCGATGGCGAATTCTCAGGATATCGGGGCGTGGTTCATTAGCGGAGCGCTCAAGATTAATCGAGCGTTAACAGAGGAAGAAGCGAATCAGATCCTGGCAGAGAATGGACGAGCGCCTCAGGAATGGCAGCAGTATCAGGATAGCAAGGTCCGCAAAACCATCAGGCAGCAGGCAGCGGATGATGCCATTGAGCAGTTTGTAGAAATGAATGGGTACATGCCGAAGGGGAAAGAGAAGGACAAACTTCTGAAGTCGGTTAGAGATGAGGCATCGTATCCATACGAGCATACGGTCGGACCTTTGGATCTTGATGCGCTTGGCTATGACCCTACACAAACGGATGGAGGCAAGAAGCTCCTGGATCCTGTCACATATGATGACAATGGAAACATAATCCCGCTTTCACAGAGGTTCAACGAAAATATCAAAGATCCACGGTATTCTGCGCACAATCTGAATGACGGATCTGAATCGGATTTCTGGTCCGATGCAGTATCAACAGCTAGACAGGCACAGGACCTGTATCAGGGAGGCACATCCGTTGCTGAGTACATGGCGAACGCTGTGTATGATCCTGATGTTGCAAATCAGCTATCAGCGATCGAGAACCGGAACACACCGGCACCGACCGGCATGACACGGGATCAGCGCAAGCAGATGTATCAGTGGGATCGTGAACGGCTCCGGGCATTAAAGACGGAAGACCGTACAAAGCTGATCGTACAGCGGCAGAGAATGCTTGCGAGTGAGAGCAGGGCCAAGAGCCGTCAGCACATCGTTCACAACGCGAACGAATTGCGGAACTGGATGAATTCGCCCAACGTGAAGGAAGGCAAGTATGTACCGAACTTCCTTCAGGAATCTGTTCTGAATGCGCTGAAAGGGATCGATCTTGGTTCCACAAAGCGCGAAGGTGGAAGGGTTGTTCAGAGCTGGCGTAAATCCATGCAGGACCTCGCGAACACGATCACACAATACCAGCTCAATAAGATGAGCGAGGAAAGTGATCCGAGGTTTGAAGGAACGTACCTGGAACTGCCTGCCGGTTTTGCAGAGCAGCTTCAGGACCTGGCTGCATCCATCCCGGAGGAAGGAACCAATTACCTTCAGGATATGGATGCGGACCGGTTGGTACAGTTGGATAAAACGCTGTCCGTCTTGAAATCGTCCATCAGCAAGGCAAATACGATCCACGCGAACGGGCGAAAGCAGACGCTGGCAGAGGTTGGCGAAGCGTCGATCGGAGAGCTGAACCGCAGGAAGGCCAAGCGCGAAAGCGACAACAAGATCGTGAAAGTCGTCGACACCCTGTTCAATGCAGACGTGCTTGATCCGAATTCCTACGCCAAGCGGCTTGGCAATGCCGGCGGCGCTATGGTCCAGGGGATCATTGACGGGTTCATCAAAGGAACGGAAAAGATCCATGAAGCGAGCGATTTCGTCGAGGAGATGAAACGCGAGGAAGGCGTAACCAAGAAGGATACGCACAAGTGGTCCACCACTCCATTAACCGTCACGCTGGAATCTGGCGAAACGATCAGCATGACAGAAGCACAGGCCATGAACCTGTATGCGCTGTCAAACCGTCCACAGGCCTTGCAGCACATCATGAACGGCGGCATAGAGCTCGGATATAACCGGGCCACTAGAAACAACCAGAATCGCGCGTATAAGCTGACATTTGCTGACATGGACAATGTGTTCAGCAAGCTATCAGACATGCAGAAATCGTATGTAGACCGTTTGCAAACGTATTTAAGCACGACCGCATCCGAGTGGGGCAATGAGGTCAGTAGAAAGCTGTATGGGATCGACCTGTACGGTGAAGAAAACTACTGGCCGATCCGATCTGCCAAGAGCAATCTTGCCACACAGGATCCGGAAAAGGTCCGCGCCATGAACGCAATCATTAATAGCGGATTTACGAATGCGCTGAACAAATACGCGAAGAACCCGATCATGTTGGACGATGTCACGCAGGTATTCACGGACCACATCGCACAAATGTCCAACTATAACGGGCTGTCGATCCCGATCGCTGACGCCATGAAATGGTTCAACTATCAGCGGCGCGGGGTAACCGGCGAGGTTGATTACAACCGATCCGTAAAGCGTGCGGTCGTCAATGCGCTTGGCAAAAACGGCACATCCTATTTCATCAATCTGATCAAGGATGTCAACGGCTTGAGCGAAGGCAGCACGGGAACGGCCCTGCCGAGCGCGCTTGTATCCAATGCGAAGCGTGCAGCGGTTGCCGCAAAGCTGCGCGTCATGATACAGCAGCCCACTGCGGTTGCCCGTGCTATGGCAATGGTCGACCCGAAGTATTTTGTCGGGCTGAGCAATGCGCATTTGCCGTCTGTCGTCAAAGAGATGCAGGACAACGCACCGATCGCATGGTGGAAATCCCAGGGCAACTTTGACATCGGCACCGGAAAGAGTATGCGGGATATTCTTTTCGGAGATGGAAATGCCTATGACCGGACCATGAATGCAATGATGGCCCCGGCGGGATGGGCAGACGACTTCGGCTGGGCTTTGATCTGGAACGCGGTAAAGCGGGAACAGCGAGCAAGGAACAAAGGCCTATCCGAAGAAGATCTGATGGCAAAGGTTGTCAGACGGTTCACGGACGTCATCAATGAAACGCAGGTCATTGATACGGTGGTTCACCGGTCGCAGATCATGCGGTCAAAGGATGACATGGTGAAGCAAAGCACCGCGTTCATGTCTGAGTCGATAAAAACGCTGAATATGCTCCGGAATGCAGTATATGAAGCACAGATGCACGAACCCGGATCAAAAGGCCGGCTGGCAAAATCTGCTGCTGCTGTTGCTGGGAGCTGGGCGCTGAACGCGGCTGTACTGGCGCTGCATGATTCTCTTCGTGATCGCGATGAGGACGAAGACTTCTGGGAGATGTTCAAAAAGAAATGGCTGAAAGAATTCTGGGATAATGTGAACCAGATCAACGCCATTCCTTACCTGAAAGACGTTGCCGCGCTGGTCAAGGGAGACGACGTTGACCGGATGGATATGTCCAGTCTGGGCGACCTGGTCACCAGCATCCAGCGGATCACCAAGGCGATCAGCGAAGGCGACAGCAACTATACCACATATGGTCTGACGCGCGGGCTGCTTACTTCCATAGGCAACCTTCTCGGAACACCGGTCAACGGGCTGGTATCCTCTGCTGAAACGATCATCAACGGGATCAAGCCCGGATCGATTCAGAAGAAAAAGACGAAAGGCTGGGATAAGGCAGAATCGCTGATCGAGGAAGGGATCGACAAGAACGCTGCACGCGGGTTGATGAAGAGCTTCAATTCAGACAACACGGCGACCAAGGCGTTTAGCATCCTGACCTACGATGCAGACAAGGACGGGATCCCGGACTTTGATGAGGATGAGCAGAACGCGATCGCGATCGCACTCGGCCTTAGTTATGACCCGGATCGGGATGGTTCCTTGCAGGACTATGCGGTCAATGCGGCAGAGAAGTACCTGAAGCAGAAACAGAAAATCATGGACGACGATGACAGTACCGACGAAGAGTACGAAAAGGCGTCGGAAAGTTATGACAAGTATTCATCCCTGTTTGATGACTATTTCTCATTCCTCGGATTATAGGGAGAGGGTAAAACCTCTCCCTTTTACATGGAGGCACTATGGTAAATAAAACAATACCAATCGCATTAGACCTGAAGCGGGTTACCTCGCAGCCGGTCGATATTCCGACGCTGGTCGAAGGCGACAATGGGAATATTTTCGTAATCACATTGACGGATGACGGCGTGCCGGTGGACCTGAGCTCGTGCAGAGTTTACTGCGTGTTCTCAAAGGTATCCGACGGTACGACAACTGAACAAGACACCCAGGACGCATTCATCACGCTGGACGCGTACGGGATTACGCTGACAGGCACGCCGACGGATGAAGACACCATCACGGTGAATTCAGACGGTGAAAACGTGATCGTCAGCACGGACGTAACCGGTGGATCCGCGACGGTGGACAGTGATGTATGGCTGCAAAAGGTTCCGTACGCCGGCAGCTTCACCATTACATATGACGTATCACAATGGCGGCTCGGCGATCATTCCGTACAGATATCCGGCGACGATTCAAACATTGTAACGATCAATCTGAAGACCGGTTCATTTGGCGCTGGGAAGAATAACGTCGAGATGCAGATCTACTCCGGTACCAGCGGGCAGACCTTGGTTACGACGGCTCAGTTTAACTTTGATGGCCGGAAGGGGATCAGCAATGCGGACACGGTCAAAGCATCTTCCGAATATCCGATCCTGTCCGCACTGATTGAACAGGTCCAGATGGCGCTGTCAAACGCGCTGCCCTGGGCCGATGTAAGCGTATCTGCTCAGGAAGGGAATGAAGCGAATGTGATCGTGGACTACGGTGACGATCATATCGACCTGACGTTCGTCATCCCGAATTCGGTATGGTTCGGATCCGACACTCCGACCGGCGACGAAGAGGTATGGGTCATTCCTGACGGGTCCGGGCCTCTGTCCAATACGATGCTGACGTCTGTATATGACACAGATAACAGCGGCGTCGTGGATGACTCGGAAATGCTAGGCGGCGAACTGCCTTCCTATTATGCGACAGCGGGAGATCTGACAGACGCGCTTGCTGATGTTGTGGACGATATTGCTGCGGCGATCAAGGTCGAAACGGATAAAAAGGGGATCGCGAGCGGGTACGCGATGCTGGACACAAATGCCAAGGTCGTTCCGGAACAGGCATCTGCAAGGATTATTGAAATCACAGAGGATACTATCCTGGCACCAATTCATGCAGGTGCATTGTGCCGGGCGAATTCTTCATCCGATATAACGATCACGGTTCCATCTAGCAACTCTGCAACGTTTCCCGTTGGCACAGAGATTGAGATTGTGAAGTGGGGATCTGGTGACGTTGAGATAGAAGCGGGTGGTGGTGTAACGCTGGCATCTGTCAAGGGGAACCTGTTGATGGCTGATCAATATGGAGTAGCAGCGCTGAAGAAGACTGACACGGATACCTGGCTGGTATCCGGGATGTTATCGTGAGGTAAAGCGATATGCCTATTTTAAAAGTAAAGAACAAGATAACCGGATTGTGGGAAGACATTCCTTATATCAAAGGCGAGAAGGGCGAGAAAGGTGATACTGGCGAGCGTGGGCCACAGGGTATCCAGGGCGAGCAAGGCATCCAGGGCATCCAGGGCGAGCAGGGCATTCCTGGGGTCCAGGGCCCGATTGGCCTGACGGGCCCTCAAGGGATCCAGGGGGAGAAGGGCGACACCGGTGATACTGGCGCGGTTCCGATTTTCACGGTAGGTTCCACAACTACGCTGCCGTCCGGATCGGCACCGTCAATCAGTATTGATTCTACGGACCCGGAGAACCCAGTCATGGATATTGGGATACCAAAAGGCGATAAGGGTGACAAAGGTGATAAAGGTGACAAGGGCGATACAGGGAGTGTTGGCCCAGCACCCACATTCACCGTAGGAACCACATCAACACTTCCGGCTGGATCAGCTCCAGAGATTACGATCGATACAAGCGATCCGGCCAACCCGATCATGGACTTTGGTATTCCAAAGGGTGACAAAGGAGATAAGGGTGACAAAGGCGACAAAGGCGACAAGGGAGATACCGGCAACCTATATTATGCGACCTTTGAAGTAGATCCCGATACCGGCGTGTTGTCTATGACAACCGATTCAAACTATGCCGGCCCTAATTTTAGTATAGATAATGCTGGACACTTGGAGGTTACATTAAATGGCTAGTGTTTCTACAGATTTAGGAAAAGTGGTTTGCACTCCACAGGGTGCGTGGAGTAACGAGTCCGCTTATGAAAAGCTAGATATTGTCACGAACAATGGCAATGCTTATCTTGCAATAAGTGATGTTGCTGCCGGCACTTCACTGTCAAATACATACTTCTGGCTCAAACTTGTCGAAAAAGGCGACAAAGGCGATACCGGCGAGATCACGTCAGCATCTGCGTCCATCTCTGGCACATATGGTACGCCTGCTGTATCCGTAACGGCAGGAGGAACGTCTACTGAGCGCACGTTCGCGTTTGCGTTCAGCAACCTTGTCGGCAACGGGATCGCAAGCATCACGATGGAAAAGACTGATACCGATGGGCTGGTAGATACCTACACCATGACCGTAACGTATGACAATGGCGATGATGAGGAATTTGAGATTGAGGTCACAAATGGTGCCGATGGTGATGCTACAAACATTGCACAACAGTTTTCAACATCAAATGATTATGTTACTGGCGATTATGTTATTTATAGCGGTGATTTATATCGGTTTATCGCAGATCATTCTGCCGGGTCATGGGATTCTGCGGAAGTTATCCAGATTGCTGTTTGTGATGACGTTGCTAACATTAACGCCATTCTTGATGGATTTGAAGCAGAAGATACAGATATAACAGGCGGCGTTATTGCGTTTAATAATAGCGGCAAGACGATTAAACGCATTGAGGTTGATAACGCAGGCGGGAGTTCTGTTATAACAGTATGTGGGAAGAATATGTATCCAAAGTACCAATCTGGATCGTCAGGTAATTTGTCTTGGACTGTTGGCACGGATGGAACTATTACATTTACAGGCACACCGTCTGCCGATGTGCTTTTACGGTTGCAAGGTTTGTCAATACCTACCAATGGTTCAACCCTTACAATCATGTTGAACAATAATATGGCTGATGCTAATGGCAGGTTGTCGTTCTTTGGCATTAATTCAGGCAATACAAACAACTGGCAATTAAACGCTACCTCAATAGATGCATACAGAACAAGTACTCTAACAGATGATATTGTTGAGTTAAGATTGCGTATCCCAAAGGATATAAATTGGACTGGACTTGTGATTAAGCCGATGCTTGTTTTGGGATCGGTTCCTGTTGATTTTGAGGAATACAATGGCCAATCGAACAATGTGACGCTTGTTGATGGGGTCGTTCAGGAAACTATTCAATTCCTTGATGGACAAAACACAGTATGGGCGAGCAATGGGAATATTACCGTTACTATGGATGGGGATATTACCAAAGTTTATGACTATGTTAATAGCCTTGTTGCATCTGATAAGCCAAGTTATTACAAAGCAGAAACATCTGGCGGATCGAAATATCTGCACATCTATTTCAGAAGCGGAAATGGGTTTGTTAAATGGGAACTGCATAATGTTCCTGCTGTTTCAACAAATTCCGACACTTGGCAAATAGGACGAGTATGCGGATGTGATGCACAGTTTGATAATGTTGTTGAAATTGTCCGAGGTGGAGAGTTTGAACTTGCGTTCAAGGAACACGGAGCGGCTGATTACTGCGGAGGAAACAATCACGGGGATGAAACAACGGATTCGTTCACATTGTTTATTGATGGGAAAATAGTAACAGATTTTTCTGCCATTCCGTCCGGGTATCATCCCTTTAATCGGATTGATGCGATTGAAGAAGCAACGGTTAACAGATGCGATACTCCGGCAGATGATATTCTTAAACATCAAAAAATATGGTCGTTTGAAAACGGGAAAGTCCATGTAAAGCAGACAATTAAATTCCTTGAGCAACTTTCTGTTGATGGGATGCTGATTTGTATGTTCCCTGCTCTCAGGTCAAAATTCTCTTATGGAGCAAGGCAGGGTGCGGTGAGCATTGAAACAATGACATCGGCAGGTTTTGAGCATATTGCGACCACTTCTGACGATGTGTTCTATCTTATGTATGGAGATGATGCGACTGCAAAGATAAAAGCAAAAACCGATAATCCAGATAATCAGTCAGTCATGTGGATCAATGATACAACAGATTTGAACAAACTGTACTATGGATATTTCGGCGCTACAGATTCCGGTCATCCGGTTACTGTTAATCAGAACACGATCTGTATCGCAGAATCCGAGTATGATGTTGCATATAGTTAAGAAGAATGATCGGCTGTTGTATAGCGTGTTTTGTTGTAGGGGCGTGGATAGGTTTTCTTGTCTGCGCCCTTTTGATTGCGGGGGATGACAAATGAGAGTGCTTCATCATGGGGATAGCGGCGAAGATGTACGTTACATCAAAGAGCAGCTATATATACGAGGATACTATCCTCCAACGGTTGACGGGATCAAATCGGACAGGTGGGGGAATGATACGGACGTTGCCGTAGAAAACTTCCGGTCAAGGTATGTGCCAAAGGGAGAAATCAACGAGGTTCTATGGAACGCAATCATCGACTCCGAGCCTCTGCCCGATCCGGAGATCCCGTCGAACATTGGCCCAACAGCCAGAGCAGCAATCGAGCGGGATCTTGCCGGGCTAAATGCCAGGCGTAAGGGAATGGTGTTGAATGCTCTCATGTTTGCATGGGATCCGGAAATACCAAACGAATTCCCGTATTCATTTTATATCAGAGGCGCGAACCTTTATGACGGTGTAGGCCAGCTCCATGTAATGACCAAGGCAAGGCTAGAGGCGTATTTCAAGAGATCAGATTATGCCCAGTATTTCAGCAACGGACGGAAAGAAATGATGGAGCAGGCGTCCGAGGACTCATGTTATACCAATTCCGGTGCAGACTGTTCCGGCGGTGTTGTCGGCCTGCTCCGCAACTCACAGATCGTAAAAGCGGGATGGGATTGCAGTGCAGACGGATTCTTTAAGCAGACGGCAAGCTGGTCGCATGTTAAAGCATCAGAGCTGATCCCAGGCGATCTGGTTCACAAATCAGGCCACATCGGCATGTATGTAGGAGGATCCTACACGGTGAGCTGGGAAGGTGGAGCATATGGATGCCAGATTATTGATGTTGGTCGCCAGCTCGATCAGAAGCGCAGGGATTTTGATTTTGTTGCCAGGGGATATAAAACGCTTGGAGCCTGGGAGAATTATCTTCATGGCAAATTCTATTAAGAGGTGATGCAGAAATGAGAGCAAGCCGGCGTATGGCATTGTTCAGCGCCAATGAGAACTATGATTATTATGATTTTATTCATCTTAAATTCCGGTCACCCATTGTCAGGAATTCCGCGTTTCCAAGGCTGATAACCCCGATTACTGAAACGGATGTAATCATCCGTACAACAGTAATGCTGGACGGCAGGTTTGATGATTCTGGTTTTCCTCTTTTAATGTCTAAATCCGGCGGCACATATTACTGGATCGGTTGCTGCATAAGGCCTTCCAGGTACGGTGGCACACTCGTTTTATATACATCTTCAGACGTAGATGACGAGGGGGTATCCGGGTGGATTCAGACGTTTGCACAGGAATATCAGTTTGAAGCGCGGTTTTCGCTGAACGATGAAGGCAGCGACAACTATGTCCAGGTTGGTACGCATCAGATCACGAACACTATCACCGGAACCCAAACAGATGAACTAGAAGAACCGTGGAGCTTGTTCGGGCAGACGGACGGCCTTATTGGGTCGAGCTCTTTAAAAACCGGAAACGCCTATATTGGAGAAACATTCTTTTACGACTACACCGATACAGATCTTCTGGCCGATCTGGTTCCCTGCATTCAAATGCCATTGAAACGGATCGGGATGTTCGACAAGGTCAGCAATACATTCTGCCCGGCAGAGTATTCTGACGGCAGGGATATCGGAACGGATTTTGAATTAGTTAACGCGGAATAATATTAATGGAGGTAAAACAATGGTACAGAATCGATTTAAAAGTGTTGTTACCTGGACGGCGCTTGTTGCGCTTGTCCTTAACATTCTGGTTCAGTGCGGAGTGATCCTTCCCGATCAGGGGAATGCGATCAGCGGAGCGCTCAGTGGGATACTGAATTGCCTGGTAGTGTTCGGCATTTTGAATAATCCGAAGGACCCGACCAACTTCTGATATGGTAAAATAATATGAGCGATGGAGTATATGGACTTATAGGCGCGGTGATTGTTGCCGTAATTGGGTATTTAGCTCAGACAAATGCCGCGAAGAACAACAACGATCTTATGATGCAGCAGATGCGCGAACAATCTAAATTAGCCGATGCCAATCTGGAGGCAAGGCTGGACAAAGCGCAGGCAGTAACAGATACAAAGCTGGACAATTTGACAGAAGAAGTAAGACGCCACAACAATTTTGCGCAGAAGATTCCGGTACTTGAAGAGCAAATCAAAGTGGCGAATCATCGAATCGATGATCTGGAAAGCAAAGCAAGCTAAGGAGAAACATATGCCAGAGAATGACAAGCAGGCATCCGTGCCGTATTTCATCCATGAGGGAGCTATGGCTAGAATGGAAAGAATTATAAGGATCCTTGCTGCCTTGCTGGTTGCTTCGTTGATCATATTTGTAATCAACAATATCGTATGGATGAGGTACGTCGAGAAACAACGTGCAGAGGCTGCAATAGAGGTGGTCGCCGATGGAATATACCAACAGCCAGATACGACTACTGATTGATGAGTATGTGCATTCGGAGCGCGACAGGGCGATCCTGAAACGCCGGTTGATTGATGGCATATGTTTTGAACCATTAGCTGAAGAATTCGATATCTCTGTTCGACAATGTAAAAACATCATATATCGTGAGCAGGCAAAACTGTTCAAGCATGTAAAAGTATAAACGCGGCAGGCGTTTTTATTTTGCACGAAAGTTGCCCTTCGGGTTCATTTCCCGGAGGGCTCTTTTTTTATACCTTTGAGAGGGTGATCCAAATGGACAGTTATGACAACGAATGGATTTTTGAAATGGAGGATGAATATGTACAACAATCCATATCTTCAGAGCCCGATCCCGAATTATTACCAGCAGCCGATGCAGGCACAGAGGCATGAAATCGTCAAGGTAAACGGGGAGAACGGGGCGAGGGCGTTTCAGATGGCACCGAACAGCTCTGTACTGCTCCTGGACGAAACGGAACCGATAGTATGGCTGAAAACTACAGACGGCGCAGGATACCCATCGCTCACGCCTTACGCTATTACGCCATATAAAAAGGAAGAACCTGTCGATGCAATCAAGGCACTTGATATCAGGATTTCAAAATTGGAGGAACTGATCAATGAACCCGATAATGCAGCAGCTAAACAGAAACGCACTAAGCCCACAGATTCAGCAGATTAAAAACTTTATGAGGGTTGCTCAGAACGGTCCGCAGGGAGTGGTCAGGAACATGATTCAGAGCAATCCTCAGTTTAAACAGGTGATGGATCTTGTCAATAAGAATGGTGGAGATCCCAGGAAGGCGTTCTATTCCCTGGCTGAACAGAAGGGGATCGATCCATCAGATATCCTCAAAGAGCTGGGAATGAAATGAATGTATCTCGGATTCGGCGCGCAGATCTGAGTTGCAAATAAATAACGAAAGGTAAACGAAGATGGAAAACGGAGGACTTTCAGCAGCAGATGTAGCTCTGCTGTCTAATCGAGATGACGGTATGTGGGGCGGCAATAGCATGATGTGGATCTTTGCTCTTCTGATCCTGGCCGGCGGTGGATTCGGCGGTTTTGGATGGGGGAACAATGCAAACGCACTCGGCTATGAGAATCTTGCAACATCCAACGAAGTGCAGCGCGGATTCGACAATCAGAACCTTCAGGCCCAGACAAGGGATATCCTGTCTGCGGTCAATGCCGGCACCGCTCAGTCTGTCGCAGCTACCAACCAGGTATTCCATGACATTGTCAACAACGTAAGCGACAAATACTCTGAGCTTGCTCGTGACATTGCGGGTGTGCAGATGAGTGTGCAGCAGTCTATTGCAAATGAGAACGAATGCTGCTGCGGAACCAAGATGCTGATCGCGGAAACCGGATCCGGGCTTGCTGCTCAGATCGCACAGAACAAGTATGACAATGCGATGGCACTTGCCGGTGTTGAATCTCGGATCATGTCCAAGCTCGACGCTAACAAGATTGAAGAGCTTCAGAACCAGGTCAACCAGCTCCAGCTCGCTCAGGCTGTTGCAGGCGTCGTGAGATATCCGATGTCCAGCACTTATTCCAGCGGTTGCAATCCCTTCTGCGGGTGTGGCTGCGGGAATATCTAACGTCATATAGACGAGGGGATGTGCGGGGGTATGATCCCCCGCATGATCCAGAAAGGAATTATTATGGCAAAATCACTTATTCAGGTTGTTAATACTGGCGTACAGACGGTGGACCAGAATGGGATTATCACACTCGGTTCCGTTGTTCGTCGGTTCGGATGCAATTGCCGGCTTTCGGGGAATGCGATCGAAGCGATCGGGGAAGGCTATTACACAATCGATGCGGTCGTAACGGTTCAGCCGACAGCGCTGGGTGATGTTACCGTAGCTCTGTACAGCGACGGCGAGCAGATCCCTGGAGCGATTGCATCAGCGGCTGCAGCTGCAGCAGAAGATCCGGTAACGCTGCCGATCATTGGTACGATCAGGAACGGGTGCTGCGGCGGATCTACCAATATCACTGCGGTGCTTCTTGCAGGTCCTGGAACGGTAACAAATGTTTCTGTTCGCGCAGTAAAGGAGTAATTTATGAAGCTGATCCAGAAATTATCTGATATGATAGACGAAGAAATCTGCGATGCGCGGAAATATGTTGAGTTTGCTCTGATGCATCAACAGGACTACCGATCCCTTGCTGATACCGCGTACAATCTTTCGACAGAAGAAATGCGCCACATGTCAGTGCTTCATGGAGAGGTGGTCCGTATCATAGAAGAGTACCGCAGAACCAACGGGGAGCCTCCGGAGAATATGCTGGCGGTTTATGACTATCTGCATCAGCGCCAGATCGAAAAAGCGGGCGAAGTAAAGATCCTCCAGGCGATGTACAAAGAGGGATAATCGGGAAGAATGTTACATGGATGTTACATGAACATCCTGAAACACCTGATATTAAAGCATCGTAACGGAGTTCGACTCTCCCCGCCTCCACCATAATGAAAAATCCCACGTTTTGTGGGGTTTTTTCATGTTCTGAAAGCGGGATATTCGTCAGTTTCTTTTATATATCTATACGAAATGACACTATTTTTACATAAAATTAAATCGAATGTTACATGAGCGTTACATGAAAAGGCATAAAAAATACTTATCCGATAAGGGATTCAAAATAATTATCGATCTGAGAAGTGAAATAATCCATCTCAGAAGTGAAGGTATGCTGATACACGGACCGCATGATATGCGGTGTGGACCATCCGCCTTTTTCCATCAGATATTTTTCCGGTATGCCTAGCTGCAAACCTACAGAGGCAAACAAATGCCGTAACTCATGAAAACGCATAGGCTTAACATCTTTATCAGCCAGGACGCGCTGAAACCGTTTATATAACGCATTGCCCGACCTGGTTTCGATATAGCCTTCTCCGGCCTTCCATGCATCCGTCTTTTCGATCAGCTTCATAATGTACGGAGGGATCCGGTTCTTCCGGTTCCGGTCATATGCCTTGGCTGCCTCCTTATGAACCGGAACGCCATTGATCTGTACTACTGCCTCTTCAATGTAAAGAACGCCATCACGAATGGATGATACCTTTATGCCCCGGATCTCAGATTCTGTCAGGCTCATCCACATAGCAAGCAGAACCGGCAGCTCGATATCCGATCCCTTTACGGCCTCTATCACTTCCTTTGGAGTAGGGAGGTCCTTGTACTTCTTTACTTCTTTAGGTAACCGTACTTTAGGATTGAAGTATTCATCGCCTACGGCCCTGGCAATGGCGGACCGGTACATGCCGTACGCGTTTATTACCGTCTTGGGGGCAATCTTTTCTCCCTTGTACGTTTTCTTTGCGCATTCCGCATCAATTGCATCCTGAAGCACCAGAGACGTAACCTTGCCGACTGGGATAGAGTGCAGATCAATGAACCGGTCCTTCAACCATTTTTCATAGGACGCAATGGTCGAAGGGCTGGCAACGTGCCTGCGGGATTCTATGAAATTCCTGACGGCCTCTTCAACCGTCATCCCGGACGTTTCTCTGCGCTTCTGGGTGTTGTATGCCTCGCGGACCAGTCTTTCTACCTTCCGTTCAGACTCGGCAGTAAACGAGCATATTTTGCCATTTATGCGTACCCTGGCATTGTAGTTTCCGGACGGGAGTTTATTGATTTTCATTTTTCTTATCTTTGTGCTTTTTGATTTGTTTTCTTATCCATTCCTCGATTGGGATTGCGATTAAAAGGAAAATAATTCCAATAGGGATTATTAACGCCTGCCCTAGAAGATTTTTTATGAAATGTGATAGGAAAGATAATATAACCATGGCACTATTCTCCTGCTGCTTTTTTTGCTCGCGCTTCGCAAACTTCTAACGGTAACCCATTGCGGAAATCATCATTGTCTATATGGTCCATTTCATGCTCAAACGCTTTGAGCTGGCCAAAGAAACCATACCTGGCATTCACATATAGGTTGTAATCACCATTTTCATCTTCTTCTACAGAAGCACCAACATGGCATGTATCAAAATCAAGCACTCTCACAATCACATCACCCATCTCAATCATCTCCTCTCAGTGCTTTTATCATATCTGCAACCTTTCGCATATCTTCTTCGGTGCAGTTTTTAGTTGCGTCAAACAACAGCCTCATCCCGGGCCGGTTCCGGAGCTCTTCAGCGTATTTCATTACTTCATCTTCCTCGTTCGTACCGGCATTGCGTTTAGCGATGTCATCGTAAAAACCCTGGTCCTCATCCCATCCCATAAGATATTCCGGGGTAACATTAAGAACATCTGCGAGTTTTACAATAACTCCGCGTTTAAGATTTACAACGATCCCTGTTTCATATTTGTTGATCGCTGCCTTTTGAACGCCGACTTTTTCTCCCAATTCTTCTTGCGTCATGCCTAATTCAAGGCGCGCTTTTTTAATACGTTCGCCCGTAGTCATATTTCATTTTCACCTCGCGGATATATAGTATCAAAATAAGATTCTAAAAACAAGAAAAAATATCTTGACAGGATATTCTGCCTATATATAATTAGAGTATCTAAATAAGATACCCGCAAGAAAGGAGGATAACGGGGTGATCAATAAGAACATGCTTGCATCGTTTATGAAGAAGTATGGAGAAACGCAACGTGATCTTGCGAATTCCTTGGGGATTAGTCTTTCCCGATTGAATGCAAAGATCAATAACTGGAACGGAGCCGACTTCACTCAGGCAGAGGTAGAGTTCATTATGAACCGATACCGGATGTCAAAGAAGGAAGGAAGCTCTGTTTTTTTACATTAAAAGTATCTTAAATAGATACCGGAGGGCGCAATGAAGAATGCATCAACAGTAATGAGGAACATCGAAGGCGAAGCAACGCGCAGGGGAATTACCAGAGAAGAGCTTGCCAACATGATCGGGATCAGCCTGGTGACCTACTACAGAAGATTAAAAGATCCAGGATCGTGGAAATTGGATGAGCTGATTGTGGCATCAAGGAAGATGCGGGTACCAATCGAGAGATTTATGGAGGAAGTAGTGCGATGAACGAAGAGAAATGGCTGAATCCGGATGATCCGGGGGAAGTGGTTGGGATCTGCCCCGCGTGTGGCGAAGAGATCTACAAGGGCGAGCTGATTCGTGAAGTAGACGGAGAAAGGTTTCATGAGGACTGTCTTTTTGACTGGGTCAGAGAACACTATCCGCTGAAGGAGGCAGAGTGATGTACGGGATAAACGAGCAGGTATTTCTGGGAGGCGTTGCGGTGATCTTTGTATCGGTGGTAATCGCAGGAGTGATCATCTGGCAGCTGATGGTGCTGTGGTTGAAGAACAAGCGGGAAGAAAGACGCTGGGCTGGTTACCAGAGAGAGCAGGATCGGATCGACCGGTGCGAGAGGGAAAGGAACGCATGGATCAAGACGCTAAATGTACAGGAAGAACGGAACGCTCGGATGATTGAGCAGGTAGCGCAGATTACAGAAGCATGGAATCAGACTAAATCAGATTACAACAGAGCAAAAGAACTCATGAGCAAAGTAAATCTTGAAGGATTGGAGATTAAGTAAATGGATCAGATCAAAGAAAACGCCCTGCCTGAAGCGGCAACTTCAGAGCAAGGCAACCAGGTAAAACCTCTATATACAGATCTTAGCATCACAAAGCGGATCATGCAAGTGCTGATCCCTACGATGGAGATCATTCGGATCCTTGGTGACAGTGGGAGAAGTATCACATATTACGTTTCCCCAGCTTGTTTGAATGTGCATGAATCAAAGCGGATTGACGCAGAATCATATGGATATGAGTTCGTTCGGGACTGGGTAAACGTCTATTACGATACTGAAGCGTTCGGTTATGACTATGTAGTAAGAGAGCTGGATTGTGCAATCGACACGATGACCGATCTTCTCGGATCCATCAGGAAGGAGCTTGGATATGCGGAATGAGAACCCTGTTGTTACCGCTGTCAAGGAAGTATTTCCCGGTTTTGATCACTCTCTGTACAGCAAATGCAAGCGGCCCAGTATATACGGGATCCAGATGGTGCCGGCAGCAAAGCATATCGAAGAAAAGACGCTAGGATCGCGCAAGAAGCGGAGCAGACGCAAGGGCAAGACTTATTCATGGAGATGTGGAAAAGAGCTTGAACAGCGTTTGCAAACGGCGAAAAAGGCATTGGGGGTTCTTACTAATCAGGAACTGATAACCATCGCAGTGATGAAGCTGATCGAAGAGCTGGAGGTAGAAAATGGCTGAAGAAATTAGAAACCTGTTTGACCGGTTGTATCAAAAGAACCTGAATGCATACACAGAAGAACGTGATGGCAATACTTATCTGTCCTGGTCCAATGCCTGGGCAGAATTCCAGAAGGCCTGCCCGGATGCAACGTATGAAGTGAAGATGTTCAACGGCCTTCCGTATGTAGCAGATGATACCGGATACATGGTGTTTACCAGCGTGACTGCTGACGGGATCACGAGAGATATGTGGCTACCTGTTCTTAATGGAGCTCAGAAACCCATGAAGAAGGAACCGTACACGATGACCACAAAGAAAGGCACAGAGATCCGCGTCGAAGCGGCAACCATGTTTGACGTCAACAAGGCGATCATGCGCTGCCTGGTTAAGAACTTAGCGATGTTCGGGCTCGGCCTTTACATCTACAACGGCGAAGATATGCCAGAAGCAGATGCAGAAACCTTGGCAGCAGATATCGAAAGGAATAAGCGCATCATCCTGGACATGGGTGTAGCTGCCGGCAGGACAGAGGAGCAGACGATCGTTTTCTGTGAAGCTCTCTTCGGGAATATGTATTCATGGGAAAACTTCACGATCGAGATGCTGCGCAGGGCAAAGGTTGAGCTGGCTCGGAAGATTGAGAAGGATCCCAAGATCGGCGGCCCTGACAACCTGGGTGTGGTTAACGTCAGGAGGACAAAGCAGTGAAACTGTCAGCAGATGATTGGTATCTTACAGATCGATTTGGCAGAAAGACATGCACGTTTCTAGTGCGTGATCTGACGGTGGCCGACAAGCTTCACAACCTTGTCGGCACCGGCCTCTCGATCGAGATCAAACCAGAGAAGGCTTTACGGAGCAAAGATGCAAACGCATACCTGTGGGTGCTCCTGGGGAAACTCGCAGAGAAGGTTGGTAACAGCCCGGTAGAAATTTATAAAGAGTACATCCGCGACATCGGCAACAATTACGAGATTATCCCGATCCGGAACGATGCTGTCGAGAAATTCAAAGAAGTATGGTCCTCGAAGGGATACGGATGGATATGCGAGAAGCATTCCGAGTGCAGGAAAACACCAGGATACACGAACGTGATCGCATTCTATGGATCGTCAACGTATGACACGGCTCAAATGTCCAGAATGATCGATCTGGTAGTCGATGACTGTAAAGCGCAGGGGATTGAAACACTGGCACCGGAAGATCTGTCTGTGCTGATCGGGAGGTGGGGCGAGAAGTGAAGATAGGCGAGTGCCACATCTGCGGACGATACGGAAACATGGAAGAGCATCACATGCTGCATGGAACCGGGAAGAGGATGCTGGCAGACAAGGACAAGCTGACCTGCCTGTTATGCCCTGAGTGCCACAGGAACCTGCACGACAAAGGCGAGCATGATCTACAGCTCATGCAAGAAGCGGAACGGATATGGCTGCACAAGACAGGTGGATCGATAAAGAAGTTTATCAGACGGTACGGCAAAAACTATTTGGATATGGAGGACGAAGATGTTCAAGAAGAAAGACAGGATCCTGATTATTACTGGGGCACATGAAGAGATGAAGTACAAGCGCTATTGCAAGAATGGTGCAGCAGATGCGCTGAACATGCTCAGTCATGCGGTAGCAAGGGAGCTTCAGTATTTTGGAAGGAATGAAGAACAATTCAATAACGTATTCCAGGCGTTTGTAAAAGGAACACTCATGCAGGCATATGAAATCAACAAGAGCCTGCCAAAGATCAAAGTGGAGGATAAGCAATGAACAAGATTATTTTGATTGGCAATCTGACCAAGGATCCGGAGCTCCGGACAACACCGAACGGTGTAAATGTATGCACGTTCACGATCGCTGTTAATCGCAGGTTCGGGAACCAGCAGGGCGAGAAGCAGGCAGACTTCTTCCGGATCAATGCATGGCGGCAGCTCGCTGATAACTGCTCGAAGTATCTTGCCAAGGGCCGCAAGGTAGGCGTAGCTGGAGAACTTCAGGCAAGGACCTACGAGGCGAAGGACGGCACAACCAGGATCTCTCTTGATGTAGATGCAGAAGAGGTCGAATTCCTTTCACCCAAGGGAGAACCGGCTGCAAGCCCCATGCCAAGCAGCATGGATGACATAGCGGATATTTCTGAAGACGATATCCCATTCTGAGGTGGCGCATGGCACTAGAGTATTTCTGCTGTTTCTATTCATACCGTAAGAAAACAGCGAACCTTTCAGATAGCGAAGTAGGGCGCTTATTCCGTTCCCTTATGGAATACGGGGAATCAGGCGTAAGGCCGGATGTCAATGGACGGGAGGCTGTAGCTTTTGATTTCATAGCGGATGATATCGACAGGAGCAAAAGCGCTTATGCCGAGAAATGCCTCAAAGCATCGTCAAGCATTTCAAAGAGATGGAATGTAAACGGAAATGTTGATACGAACGATACGAACGATACGAACGTATACGAACGTATTCCAGACGATTCGAAAGATACCAAAACAAAAACCAAAACCAAAGCAAACAATAATCTAAAGATTATTGATAGTGGTGCACACACGCCACAAACGGTGGATGAAGTGATTGCTTATTCCAGAACGCTGGAGAAATCAATCCCGGATGAAGAGTGTTACAAGTTCTTCGATCACTTTTCATCAAACGGCTGGAAGGTATCCGGAAAGACTCCTATGAAGGACTGGAAGGCTGCATTTCGGAATTGGACAAGGAACATCGGAACGTACGGCCCGAAGAAAACAACACAGAACAATTACGAACAGCATCAGAGAACAACCAATGAATGGGATGCATTAGAGAGCAGGGTTTTTATGAACCTGGATGATTGAAGGAGGATGTAATGGAGCAGGTAATTCATGAACCGGTTGTAATGGCCGAATGGGAGCATTACAAAAAAGAGCGGCGGCTGAGCTGCTCAGAGTGCGGAGAATATTCGCCGGTCATAGAGAGATGGTATTCAAGATATGAAGAAGAAGAGCCCGTGCACGATTCGTGGCCGACGCCGTACTGCCCGTTCTGCGGGGCTAAGATGAAGAATGGGAAGGCGTGAGTATGAGCAGACTAATTGATGCAGTATCTTTAATCGGAAACATGATGGAAGCAATTCGTCATGGTTACAACGAAGAAGACATGTTGAGCATTGTAAATGGAGAACCGACCGTTGATGCTGTTCCTGTTGTACATGGGAATTGGGAAGAAATTGATATGCGAGGGCTTATGACTCCCGGCGGCACTCCAATTGTACGTTGTTCAGTATGTAAGGATAAGAGAACTGAGCATTTAAGTGGAGTTGAATTTCCAGAGTGGCGAAAGTTTTGTTCAATGTGCGGAGCGAAGATGGATGGGGTGACAGAATGAGCAGATATATAGATGCAGACGCATATTTTAATTTAATTGTAAATGCGAAATCAGCGATGTTTTGCATAGATAAATTACATTCTATGCCGACCGCAGATGTTGTTCCTGTAAAGCATGGGCATTGGGAACGCATCCCAAATACGCCTACATGGAAATGCTCAATATGCGGATATGAGATCACAGGATTCATTGATCGTGATGGATTAACTCCTATTGATTGCAAGGTGAACTACTGTTCCAGATGCGGATCGTTAATGGATGAGGTGACGGAATGAGCTATCATGAATTTTTAGAAATGGTTATTGAAATGCGGGAATTACAGAAGAAGTATTTTAAAACGCGGGACAAGATGATTCTTGCCAAAAGCAAGGAGATGGAAAAGAAAGTTGATGCAGCAATAGAGAAACTTCAAGATGGGTTGCTTTTGTTTTGCGTTTGCGGGGTAGCGGAATGAACAGCAAAGCAAAAGGTAAGCGCGGGGAGCTAGAGGCAGCGGAGCTGCTTCGCTCCATGGGATTCAATCAGACACGCCGAACGGCTCAATACTGCGGGAATTCAGGGCAAGCGGATGATCTGATCGGGATAGAAGGGCTGCATATCGAGGTAAAGAGATGCGAGCAGATCCGGATCATGGACTGGATCCAGCAAGCGGAGAGGGATTCGACAGGGAAAGGATCAACGCCGGTGGTGATGTTCCGACGGTCACACGAGCCCTGGTATGTAGCGATGCCGGCCATTGATTTCTTCCAGATGTACAAGACGCTGGAGGAATGCAATGCCTAGATATTACGGGCCTAGCAATTCAACAACGGAGAGAGATGCCATGCGGAACTTGTGCAAGCCAGAGCAAAAGCCTAGGCCAAGGACGCTGGTATGGAGAGAGAAACAGGATCCGGTTGAATCACTGAAGAGATTTATAGAGAAAGAGGATAGCGAATGTACGGACCAACAGTAATCGGAATCATAGCATGTACCGCAATCGTGATATGCGGACTGGGATGTTATTTCATAGGACGGATGGCAGGCATGGAGTGGGTGCTGGAGCATACAGTGATCGAGGTGGTTGAAGATGACGGTAGCGGAAAAGATCAGGAATAGCGATGACTCGCAGCTTGCGGACCTTTTGTGTTATCTTACCGATAGCAAGTGTGAAACATGCCGATTCGGAGAGAATAGCGACCAGTGTGCAGCCATTAAATATCTACACAAGGAGGCAGAAGATGAGCAGATCAATTGACACTGATGTATTGGAAGGCATGTATCAGGAAGAGTTTTATATTCCCAGTATCGATATTGCATCTTACAACAAAGGCTGGAACGATTGCCTTGACGCAATTATGAATGGTGAGCATACGGTTGATGCTGATCATATCAGACATGGGCATTGGGAACGTGTACCGATAGCGGAAGGATCAGATAAATATTATTTCAAATGCAACTATTGTTTAAACCCATCATGGAGTGAAACTGAGTACTGTGAGATGTGCGGCACGAAGATGGATGAGGTGATGAAATGAGTAGATACACAGACATTGATCTTTTGTTGAATAAATATCAGACAATATGTAATGGGGTTGCCTGTATGGATTGCCCGTTTAACGATGAAGGATGTCGATTAGAGAAGATGCTTTTGGAATCTCCGACCGTTGATGCTGTTCCGAAATGGATACCATGCTCTGAAAGGATGCCAGAAGAAGACAGATATGTTCTGTCGGGGATAACTGGGCGTGAGGTGACGTGATGAAAGTAGTAATTCTATCAGAGATTGAAGCATTCTGCCGGGAGCACAACTACTTCACAATCGGGCTGTCAACGCTGCGAGAGATGGCGGTAGATGATGATGACGAAGGCAGGAATAGAGCTCACAAGGAAGGCTATGCGAAAGCGCACAAGACGATTGTCGAAGCGCTGGCAAAGGAGAAACCATGAACCGGAAAGAAGCATATGGAACTGTAAGGGTAATGCTCGGAAGATGGGGAAGGGTAGCGATCATCTGCTTACGAAAGCAGAAAGAGATCAAGGAATACAAGGACCTGCTTGAGAGTGTATCGGATGCACGATCAACAGCTTTGACCGGAATGCCTGGTGGAGGACAGGTATCAGACAAGACAGCAAAGGCAGCAGAGAGGTTGATGTATCTGGAATCGAAGTACCAGGAAACCATTGATACGCTGACGAATGAGATTGTAGAAGAGCTGGAATTCAAGAAGAAAATGGATGAGCTGCTTAAACGGATTGATGATCCAGCAAAAAGCATAGTCTATATGCGGTACAAATATGGATGGACATATACCAAGATCGCATTTGAAACCCACTACTCCCCATCATGGGTACAGGCCCTGGAAGGGGTAGCGGTAAGTAAACTGGAAAGAATGATGCGGATTGAAAAGACAGTATAAAAAAGTATTTTTTCCATGTTATGGTTGTAGCGTGGAATGAGTGTCAAGCACAGTTCATTACACCTCCTTTCTTGATAAGGACCCTTGCCCAGGGGTCCTTTTTACATGCCCCGTTGGCCGAACAAGAAGAGCCCTGCACAATCCTCCAGCAGGCCCGGTGCAACTCCGGAACGGGGCGCACTATAACAACGGTGTCCTCGACCGGAACGGAGGCTTTATATGAATGATGAAAACTTGAAGAAGGGAAAGAAGATAAAAACCGCGGAAGAAGCGAGGAACATGGGAAAGAAGGGCGGCATTGCTTCTGGTGAATCGAAACGTAGAAGGAAGACGCTGCGCGAAGAGCTGATGCTTCTACTCGAAAACGGCGACGTACAGAAACGGATGTGCCTTGCTCTGCTGGATGAAGCGCTGAATGGGAACAGAACCGGATCGGTAAAAGGAGCGTTTGAAACAGTCCGCGATACGCTGGGAGAAAAGCCGGCTGAAAAAATGCAGTTGGATGGCGGCATTAAATTCACGTTCGGAGATGCGGAGGATTATTCCGAATGATTGAGGTCAACCTGGGAGAGAAACCGAATCCTAGGCAGCAGGAATTCTTCCTGGCAAAGAACCGGCATATCGCTTACGGAGGCAGCCGGGGTGGTGGGAAGAGCTGGGCCATGCGGACCAAGTTTATTCTGCTCGCAGGAAGGTATCAAGGCCTGAAGCTGCTCCTTCTCAGACGGACCCTTCCGGAGCTGCGAGAGAACCAGATCAAGCCGATGCAGGCAACGCTGGCGCAGATTTGCAGCTACAACGAATCCAAGCACGAGTTTGTATTTCCGAACGGATCCGTGATCAAAGGAGGATACTGCGATTCTGAATCTGATGTGTATCAGTTTCAGGGGCAGGAATACGACGTGATCGGTCTGGAAGAAGCTACGACGTTTACGGAATCGCAGATGCAATTCATCACAACGTGCAACCGTACGACGCGGTCCGATTTCAAGCCGCGTATGTACTACACTTGCAACCCTGGCGGCGTTGGCCACGCATGGGTAAAGAGGTTATTCATCGACCGGGAATACCGCGAAGGCGAGAACCCAGGCGACTATTACTTCATACCGGCGCGGGTATATGACAACCCTGTCTTGATGCGAAACAATCCGGAGTACGTCAAGACTCTTGAAGCGCTGCCGGAGCACCTCAGAAGGGCGCATCTAGAAGGCGACTGGGATGTGCTGGCCGGTCAGTATTTTCCGAATTACCGGAGAGATAAACACACAGTCGAGCCGTTTGAGATCCCGCAGAGCTGGAAACGGTTCAGATCGATGGACTGGGGATTCAATGATCCCTGCTGCGTGCTGTGGCACGCATGCGCGCCGGATGGCCGCGTGTATACCTACCGCGAGCTGTACGTCCGGCAAATGCTGGCGAGAGATGTTGCCTTCCAAGTCTTGCTATTAACAGGTCAGGAGAAGGTCGACTATACGGTCGTATCCCCGGACATGTGGCAGAAGCGAGGGCAGAAAGATATCCAGGGCGAAAGCATTGCTGAGATCTTTACAACCAATGGTGTGCCGGTGATCCGGGCCGACAATGACCGCATGGTCGGGTGGACCGTCATGCGGGAATACATGGCCGATGCCCCGGACGGGATGCCGTACTGGCAGATCTTCAGCACATGCAGGAACCTGATCAGAACCATTCCGCTGGCAGTGCATGACGAACATAAGGTCGAGGATATATCAGCGACCTGTGAGGATCATGCACTTGAATCGGCGCGGTACGGGTTAATGTCAAGGCCGAGGCCGGCGAAGATCCGACCTGAGCCGAAACCGATCCCGTACAGCCCGTTTGAAACCAAGCGCCGCGTAAGAAGCGGCTTTTTTGATGTTTAGGAGAATGAATCATGGCAGATGAAAGCAAGCAGCTAGGCACATTAAAGGGTGATGAGTTTGTAACCGCAGCATACACCCTGTTCGATGAATTCCGGAACGCATATGAATCGGAATGGACCAGGCTTGAAGCGAATTCGCGTCTGTACTACGGCAAGCATTGGGAGGATATGAAGTCAGAGGACGCGGACCTTGCCAAGCCGATGACGCCGGTCATTAACAGCACTGTCGAAAACATGAAGGCAGACCTTGCCGACAATTTCCCCCAGGCCATCGTGCGACCGGAGGCCCCAGAGGATCAGATGGTCGCGGATATCGTTGGCGCGCTGATCCAGAAGAATCACGATGCGTCAAACTATCGCCGGGAATACATGCGGTACGTTCATGACGTGCTGGTCGGCGGGTACGGGGTGCAGGAAGTCGGATATGACGCGACGGCAGATCATAACATCGGCCGCGCGTTCATTCGTTACGTCGACAACCATACGATCCTGTTCGATCCGCAGGTCAGAGATATCCAGCTCGGGCGCGCGGTGTTCAAGATGTTCCCACAGACGATCGTCTGGTTGGAAAGCAGATATCCCGAATTCGCGGGGAAGTTCGCTGCCGATTCTTTCACCCTGGAAGAGGATAGCGAGCTGACGTATGACCAGACCAAATCGATTTTGTTCATTGAATGTTGGTTCAAGGAATGGATCCAGGAAGGCGACGTCGGACATTGGGCAGTGCATATGGTGCAGATGGCCGGGCGTCAGTTGCTTGGTGATTCGCGGGAAGAAAAGCCGGAAGGATACTTCTCTGTCGGCGAATATCCGTTCGTCGTGACAACGATGTTCCCGCGTCAGAATTCCTGCCTGGGCTACGGCATTCCGGATCTGTTCGGTGACATACAGAAATACTCGGACAAGCTGGACCAGATCGTTCTGAAGAACGCAGCGCTGTCATCGCACAACAAGCTGCTGAATACCAGCTCATCCGGTTTTGATACAGCAGATCTCATGGACTGGTCAAAGGACGTCCATGAAGGAGAGAACCTGAACGGGGTTACATGGTTCCCGACGCCTCCGCTGCCACAATACATCATTTCACTTTCCGAGCAGATGCGTCTGACCCTGCGCGATGAATCCGGCGCGAATGATTTCAGCCGTGGCAATACCGCAAGCGGTGTTACTGCTGCGTCTGCCATTGCCGCATTGCAGGAGATGTCATCGAAGCGCACCAGGATGATCGCGATGATGGTCTGGGAGGATTACAAGCAGCTAGTGCGGTACGAGATTGAATTTGAACGTGAATTCAACACCTTGCCGCGCGAGGTCCTTCTGACGATTGACGGCCAGCAGCAGACTGCAACATTTGAGTCCGCGATCATGGAACGCGAAAGTGCGCTGGGCAATGACGTTCCTATCGAATTCATGATCTCGATCAAGGTTGAAAGGGAAAACAGATTCACCACAACCGCTCAGAACGAATTGGTGTTGCAGATGGTGCAGCTTGGCGTTATCCAGCCGCAGCAGGCTGTAGAGCTGATGGTATTTGAGGGCAAGGAAACGCTGCTCAGGAAATCACAGCAGATGGGCCCGAGCCCGGAAGAGCAGGCCATGATGCAGGCACAAGAGCAGCAGGCAGCAATGGATGAAGAAATCGCAAGTCTTCCGCAGCCGGCAGGACCGGCCAATGCGGTAGATATATCAGGGTCCGCGCCTGTAACGGCGGTTCAATAACTTGGAGGATTTATGGAAGAAACGGTCGTAAACGCTCCGGAACCGGCAACGGTGTTTGCCTTTGGACCGGAGGACGCACCTGTCGACGAGGTGCAACCGGAGGCTGAACCTGCGGGCGAAGAAGCGCAGGAATCCGAGCAGCAAACGGTCGAGGCAGAGGAATCTGCTGAAGGGGTCGACGCCCAGCTCACGGAACAGGAAAAGGTCAACAGGGCCATCGGGAAAGAGAAGCATAGGATCCGGGAACAAGCCAGGCAGGAATACCAGCAGAAGCTGGAGTCAGATCCGGCCAGGCAGCTCGGTCAGCTTATGATCGAGGACCTTATGACCAACAAAGGACTATCAGCAGACGACGCCGCAAAAGAAGCGACAGAGAATCTTCTGAAGGCGATCGCAAAGCGCGAAGGGATGTCCGTCGGAATGACCAAGAAGCTATTTGGCAAAGAGGTCAAGCAGGCGGTATCTGAAGCGGCCGATCAGCAGTCAGAGATTGATCGTATCGTTGCGGACGTCCAGGCAGCAGAAAAGCCGGAAGGGTTTGATGAAAGCGCGGCCTATCAGGACGAAGCGTTTCTGGACCTGCTCCGGGAAATGCCGGCAAAGGCTGCGATCCGCGTCTATATGGCAGAGAAAAAAGCGAGCCAAGCCGGTCAGGATATCGCTGAAAAGCTGAAGGCACGCCAGGCTATCCCGCAGTCTAGCAGGCCGCAGCAGGCGGTAACACCCAAAACAGACTGGATGAATGCCAGCAAAGAGGAATTCCTTGCTGAGAAAGCGAGGAGGCAGAAATACAGATGATTTCATGAGGTGATATAAATGGCAACGAATACCACTATCAGTACTGCGGCAACAACGTACTTAAACAAAACTTATTATGACCGCAATCTCCTTGAGAATGCGAAAACCAAATTTATCCACGCGGATTATGGCCAGAAGCGCCACATCCCGAAGAACAACGGCAAAAAGGTTGAGTTCCGTCGTTGGACACTTTTTGATCCTTCTCTGGTAACTCCGGGCCTTACCGAAGGCGTGACGCCTGAAGGACAGGACCTTGCCCAGACCCATGTCGAAGCAACCGTGAAACAGTACGGTGCTTACGTTGAGGTCAGCGATCTCCTGAAGACCAGCTCCTATGATGACGTCATGGAAGGCGCGACCGATATGCTCGGTGAGCAGGTCGGAACCGCGATTGAATGGATCACCCGCGATGAGATGTGTTCCGGAACGAGCGTACAGTATGCCGGCACCAACGTCGCCCGTAAGACCATTGCATCAACGGATGTTCTTACAACCGGCGAAATCCGGAAGGCTGTTCGTACGCTGAAAAAGCACAAGGCCAAGATGTTTAACCGCCATGGCGGCCGCGATCATTTCATCGCGATCGTTTCTCCGGATACCACCTATGACCTTCAGTCCGATACCGTGTGGCAGGATGTTTCCAAGTACAGCAACGCTGAGCAGATCTACAGTGGCGAGATTGGCCGGATCTTTAGCGTTGTTGTGGTTGAATCTACTGAGGCGAAGGTGTTCAAGCAGGCCGTTCTCAATAAGGTCAATGCGAACACCAGCTCCAGCGCCGACTTCGTGCTGAAGAATGATCCGACCGACGAAGAGGTCGCGTACCTGTCCACAGGTGGCAACAAGATCAAGATCGGGAGCACCGAGTACACTCTTGCTTCGTCAGGTTCTTACACCGCTGCTACCAAGACGGTTAAGCTGTCTGCCTCTGCTTCTCTGAGCGCAGACGCCATCGTCTATTCCGAGGACGCCGGCGCTGTTGACGCTACGACCAAGGAAGGCACGGATGTCCAGGCGACCCTGATCTTTGGTCGTGATGCCTATGGCACCATTGATATTGAAGGCATGGGCAACCTGCACACCATCATCAAGGCACCCGGATCCGCAGGTACTGCCGATCCTCTCGATCAGCGCTGCACCGTCGCCGCCAAGGTTGACGCCTACACCGCTAAGATCCTGAACAACGACTGGATCGTGAGAGTTGAGCACGGAGCAACCGCGTAACCGGTAACACAACTGTAAAACTACGGGGAGGCATAACGCCTCCCCAAATTGCTATAGGAGGAATAAGCAATTATGGCATCTAAGAAAACGACAACCATCTCTGACGCAGAGCTGCGCAGAAGCGAGCTGACGACCAAGGAAAAGATCTCTGCCCAGCCCAAGGTGACGGTGTACATCGCGCCGGACGAAAATGATCCGATGTGGCGCGGGTGCGTGAACGGAGTCGATTACAAATTCCCGCGCGGGCAGTTGATCGACGTTCCGGAAACGCTGGCAGACATTATCCGCAGTTCGGCAAGGATGCAGGAAGTCAAGAAAGCGCACGAGCAGAAGATGGTTGATACGATGGACCTGGGAACCCTGTGATGAGGTGATGGCATGACGTTAGTATCAATCATCACCAACGCGCTGGCGACCATCGGCCGGTCCACGGACGCGCAGAGCATGGACGCGTGGAAACAGAAATTCACGATCTTTGCCAACGACGGAGCGAAGGACCTGGCACATTATCTCCAACTCAGACGGACGGATACGATCACGGCGACTGATAACCAGATTGATATTAACGATCTGCCTTTTGACTGTGAGAAGGTCGTATCCGTCAAGCAAAACGGGTCAGACCTGTCCTTCACGAGGGGCAACGCAAGCAACAAGATCAACGTCGGAGTGAATGGCGACGTTGAAGTGGAGTACCGGTACCTTCCTAAGGATATGGCTGACGACATTGATCAGCCCGGGATCCCGGAACACCTGCATCACCTGATCATCCCGTATGTTGTATTCAAAGAGCACATGACAGCAGACCCGAACACTCAGCGCCGTGCTGATATGTATTGGCAAGACTATGACAAGGGCCGGCGGGATGCGAAGAAAACGTACGGGGAAGAGGATACATACAAAATCTATAACGCGGGGTGGTTCTGATGCCGATTCAGTCTTATCTGATAGATGAATTCCGGGGTATTGATCAGAACATCACCGAAAACCGGCTGCCGCCTGGATACACTCCTGGCTGCGCGAACTTTGACACGACGGACGGCAACCTGACGATCGGACGCGGGTATGAGAAATTCATCAAAGACGCTGTGCCTGGTACCGGAACTATTTGGAGGATGTACCTGTGGCACACGATGGTCACGAACCTTTTTGTCGTTTGTGCCGGTGATGAGATCTATGCGTATCAGAGCAGTGCATGGGTGAAGATCTTTGACTATACAACGATCCTGGATGTTGGAACGCATATCAGCTCGCGGAAGTGGGATTTCCTTGAATGCCGGCTGGGTGATACGGACTATCTAATCATAGCGAACGGCCAGACACAGATGGTCAAATGGAACGGTACAGGTTCTGCTAGCGTATTTGGCAGCGGGGAATACCTGCATTCTACGACTGTCGCTTCTGTCGTGTTTAATGCGACAAAAGCAGAGTCTGTAACATATGCGGAATCATCCGGAACCGGCACGTTCACCCTGACGATGCCGACCGGGTGGACATATGCAGAAGGGGCCAAGGTTGCATGGACCTGCCCGTCTGATCCGGGCTTGCTGACAACTGTTAATGTGGTGATCGGCGCGAACACATACGCGCTGGAATATGTTCCGATCCTTGCATCCGGTCAGATCTGCGTGATCACCCTGACTGACACATCGCACGCTACAGCAGGCGATGAACCGACGGAAATGGATTACGGGATTGAAAAGATTGTCCTGACTGACGCAATTCCTGAAGCAGTCGTGGATCGGTGCAAGGCCGTTGGGATATACATCCCGGATAAAGGAACATTTGAAGTATCAGACATTGACGTAACGCAGACGATTCTGACGCTGACCGAGATCACACAGCAGAAAATTGAAGTGGGTGATCCGGCCAAGGTGCGCGGAGGATTGTCAAACATCCCTGTCAACTATGTCGATATCTACATGAGCAGAATGGTTTCTGCCGGGGATCCGAGCCATCCGTCCAGGCTTTACTGGTCGCAGCCCCCAGGGGATACGCGGACGATCGAAGACTGGTCCATGGACGATGCCAGCGACCAGACCGGAGGCGGGTATGTTGAAATCGGCACGGTATCTGCTGACCCGATCGTCGGGTTATGTGCCATATCAAACCAGCTCATCATCTTCAAGAAGACAAGCATCTACCGAATGCTGGGCGACAGGCCAACGAACTTCCGGGTAGTCCAGACAAATCGCGATACAGATAAGACGATCAATTCAGCGATCATATCAAACGGTGACGTTCCGTACTGGATCACGAATGCAGGAATGTACTACTACGACGGCCAGGTGGCACACATCGCGCCGAACGCCAGGCAGATACACCGGATCCTTGAATCGGTCAAACTGGACAACACGAAATCCTGCGAGAACCGCGACCGGCTGTATTTCACTTGCTACGCCGGCGATCTGACCGGCGCGATGGACGATACGATCATAGTTTATGACCTGCGCGAGAGGACCTACCTTCTCAGGAACGGGTTTACTGTCGCGGATGTGTGTGCCTACGACGGAATGCTGTACAGCATCAATGAGAAACGCATCGTGTACGCATGGAAGGATGACGCCAGGGATTACGACGGCGATCCGATCGAAGCGTACTGGGAAACGCCTTTCACGGACCTGTCAGTCAAGAGTGTTGTAAAGATGCCGTTCTACATTTACGCACGCGGGGAAGGCGGCGTAATCAAAATCGATGTATCGACCGGTGAGAAGACCCAGCACAGGACATACCAGGTGCCGATCACGAAAGGCGAAGTGCTGAAGATCCCGCTGTTCCGGGATGAGTGCAGGACGTTCGGCATGAAGATCTATAACGAGGCTGGCGGGTGGTTCCGACTCCTGGGCGGCCTTGAACTACGGTATGAAACACGGGAGGATCGAAATGCCTAGTATCGAAGCAATGAACCCGGTGTACTTTGCCCGCAAACAGGGAGAAGGGGAGCCGGATGATGATTACAATACTGCGATTGCGCAGAACGAAAACCTGATGAATCAGAATTTCAAAGTATTATATGACGCGCTGATTGAAATGTCGTCCAGCATCGCAGCGCTTCAAACGAAGGGGTGATAAGAATGGCACTGCCTTCAGGGTATGAAGGTTATTATAACGACCTATCCCAGCGCCTCATGGAAGATGTTGGGAAGGTTGACTACACGCCGATGTCAACCGGAACGCTCAAAAGCGCTTTGCAGAGGGTGATCCGGCCATCTTATGACAAGAGCATCCAGTCCAGGCAGCAGGCGACCAGGGCGAACCGTGCCGCGATTGATGCGGACGCTGCATCGCGCGGGATCGGGGCAAGCACCTGGGTAACTGATGCCAAGAACAGACTGATGACGAATGAAGCGCGGGATATCGCCAACATCAATGACGACTACAATTCCGCGCTGTATTCCGCGCTGATGGGCCGCTTGGCCGAACAGGATCAGCTCAGCATGGCTGCACAGCAGGCGAACCTGTCTGCACGTCAGGGCGCGCTTGGCAATGCGCTTAGCGGAGCACAGTACCTGTATGGGCTTGACCAGGCCAAAGCCGGCAGCGGTGGAGGCGGTGGTGGTGGAGGCGGCAGCAGAAGCAAAACGCCAACAAGCGCTGATTATACTGCTGCATCCATTAAGACCCAGGAAGAATTCAAGAACGCGATCGATAAGAGCATCAAAGAAAATGCAAAAGCGATTGCGACATATAACTACACCAAGCCGAAGGACACCAGCCCGACGGCAGGTAAAACCACTTCAGGAGCATCTGGAACGAGGACTGCAACAAACGTCAAAACAAGGATGGTCCAGTAAGAAAGGGTAAACAATGCCTTACGTTGGAGATCTTAATAAGACGACGACCCCGAAAGCGTCAAGCAGCGGCAAAACGCCATTGAAGGCGCTGACGGGCCAGATAGGACAAAAGTCTGCGACTCAATCGAGCGGGTATAAGTTTTCTGCTGACAAATACAATCAGTATGAGAACGACTACCAAACGTGGTCAACGACCGGAAAGAACACTCCCGGCTTTACGAGCTGGAGCAATCAGAAGGACCTCGATACATGGAAAAGCATCCGTGACGGAAAGGTCAAGGCGGCAAAGGTCGGGAATGACTACTACGTTCTGTCAAATGACGATTACAAGAAGTACAGCAAAGACTACGACGTTTGGCAGAAAACCGGCAAGCACAGCAAGGGTTTTGAAGATTGGTCAAACAATGATGCGATTGAGGCCTTCCGATACATTCGTGACGATGCGAACGGATACGGGGGCCTCAATAATCTCAAAGCATCCCTTGATGACGAGCTGACGCGTGCCGTTGCTGAGAAGTACCGGTCGCAATGGGGGGATAAATACTACTACGACGTAACTAACCCGGATGATATTGCCGCGATGAACGCCGGGCAGATGCCGGCATACCTGCGCAGAAAGTACAAGACCAAGGACCCGGTCGATCAATGGCTGATGGAGCAGGGGCTCCCATATGGAACGCTGTTCAATGATATGTACAGCGAGGCCTGGAACGATCGGAACGAACGGAATGCGAAACGCCAGCAGACGTATGAATCCGCATTCAATGACATGCTATCCTACCAGCGCGGGATGAGCGACCTCAAGAAAGCAATGATCGACGGAGCTTCATTTGAGGATGCGCTTGCTACTGGGAAGTTTGACGCACTGGGAGATTTCTACGATTCTTCATTCGGGAAGACGAAGGAGAACGATACCGCCGGCGATCAGTATTACAAATCCAAGAAGACACAGCTCGATCCTGTGTATGATCGCGCCTATGAAGCGATGCTGCACAATGAGCTGCCGGATGATGAATTCTTTGATCAGTACAAGGAATCTTCTTGGAAAAGCTATCTGAAGCAGAAGCAAAAATGGAACGAATCCAGCCTTCAGGACGTCTTTGAATATCAGGCGGTCCAGAATGCCGGTGCGCTGATCCAGGAAAGCATTGATCCATCAAAGCTGGTTCCGGTCGGCAAACAGGCAATGAAAGACGCCGGATACCGGGCGAATGATGACTGGACGATGTTCAGCCCGCAGGTATTCACCAACAAGGACGGCACGCAGTCTATTGTGCTGAACCCGATCCGGGAAGACGGAACCGTCATTCCGAAAGCGGACCTGGAGAAGATCGCAAAGCGTCGCCTTGGTGAAGCGGGATTGTTCGGTGGCGCGGCCGGTAAGGATGACCAGTCTGCATTTATCGCATCGTTCGATACCAAGAAAGAAGCACGGGATTATGCGAACAGCCTTTCCGATGCGGTAACGACGTATTACGGAACCAGCAAGGAAGACTTTGAGAGCAGGCTTGAAAAAGCACGGTCAGCAGGCACAAGCGAACAGCAGACCATGCTTGATGAGGCTGTAGCTGCCGGCGACGTCAATGCCGTACAGGAACTGATCCCTGAAGCAACGCGTGAAGAAGCGGAGCAGTTGATCACTGACGACCGCGTCAGGACCAAGCTGGAAGAAGCGAAGCAGTACAAGACCCAACTGGATGAGATTGACGAAAAGCTGAGCCATATCCAGGACGGATTCATGGGCCGGCGTGGGCCGAGCCCTTCCCGGCGTGCAGAGTGGGATGCGCTTCTGAAAGAAAAATCGGAAGTGTACGACCAGTATCGCGAGCTGGTTGACACGGCGACCGGCATTGCAAACACGACAAAGCAGGACGCTGTCATTGATGCGGAGATCAAAGCGAACGAAACGACCGGATCGTATGCGGAACGCCCTGATTTTCTAGAGAAAAGTGGCAGCTTTGACGCGAGCGAAATCACCGGATCGGATGAGAATGTTGCGAGCGTAAACGAAATCCTGAACAATTACGCGGATGGCAACTTCGATAAGATCATGCGCGGCGATGCTGTAAGCAAGTATGCCGGTTCCTATGTTCACGTTAACGATCCGGAGATGTGGCGTACCAGCGCATTCAACGAGTATTATTCTGCTCGATATATGACAGACGACGAAGCGCGGACGTTTTCGTATATCGCACAGAATGAAGGCGCTGATGCCGCTGTCAAATACATGGAAGAACTTCTTCCGGTTCTGAACTGGAGAAACACGGAAGAAGTGAATATCCGCATGGCCAAAGAGGCCGGACGTAATCCTGTCATTTCTTGGCTGGTAGCAGGCCTTTCACAGTTTGCCAGCAGCGCTGAAGGATATGCGGGATTTTGGAACAACTTTGGAGAGATATCCGGAGATCCTGAAGCGCGGGAAACAATAGCGAACGATCCGCGTTTTAACGTGACCCGGAAGTACGCAATGGTTGACGCTGCCCTTGCACAGGAAACGGATTCCCGGTTCGGGTCCAAGGCGCTGAATTATGTGCAGAGCATGGCAACCAACCTGCGAAACAACGTCATGCGTCAGGCAGCATCTATGGCTCTTGAAGCACTGTTCCCTGGAGTTGGAACGGTGTTCTCTACTGCCTCTGTAACCGGTACGGTCCTTGGCCAGTCCTTGATGGAAAACATGGACAAAGGCGTCGACTTGCAGAAGGCGACCATGCTTGCCTTTTTGAATGCAGGAGCTGAAGCGCTTGGTGAAGCTATCTCGATGGATGCTCTTCTGGGGTTCAAAGAGAATGCTACGGAGTTTGTAGCGAAGCAGGCAGCAAAGGGTATTGCTGCAACGCCAGGGCAGATCATCCGGAATTATATCTTTGGCACTGGCCTGAAAGAAGGCGGGTCAGAATTCGCTACATCGTTGATGTCAATGGCCGCTGAAGCGTTGACGCTGGGTGACGATGCCGAGGTTGTGCAGTTTTATAACGAAGCTGTGGCGAACGGCAGCGCGCACCCGTTTGGAGATACAGCGCTTCATGTCTTGGCACAGGCGGGATCTGAAGGTATCGCAGGTGCATTGACCGGGTATATCCTTGGCGGCCCTGCGGCGATCAATAATACAATTCGGATCGGTAGGGCAGCAGGTGCGGAAACAAACCAATTCCGCGCCGGCCTTGAAACATTGAACTTGCTCGGCCAGGAAGAAGTTGATTTCCGGAATGCGCTTGAATCCAAGATCGAGATGGCCGTCGATGAAAGCGGCACGAACATTGAATCGATCACACGGTTGCAGATCCAGCAGGATATCAACAATTCTACTGTACTGACTGAAGAGCAGAAAAACGAACTGTCAAATATCTTTGAACTGGTCGGTTCCGCACCCGGTGAAACGCTGGATGCAGATGACCAAGCGAAACTGTTTGAATGCGTAAGAGCGCTGCATCAGTCCGTGCTGGATCAGAATGCCAAGGATGCAAAAGCAGAACAGAAAGCATCGAAGGCGGACCAGCGGCTCCAGGATTATTTCGATGCTGTAACACAGTATCAGCTTGAAGCACAGATGGCGCTGCAAGCCGGAGATCTGCAAGCACACGCGGCCGCGCTTAACAATCTGACCGGCGCGATTGAGCAGTATAAGAACGCTCTGACGGAGCGGGATCAGCAACAAACCGTTGATGAAGCGCAGCAGACCGCTGACCAGGAACGCGAGAACACGAAGCTGGGAAAAGCGGTGCAGCCTGTCAATGCGGCTGCCGAAAAGGTTATGGCCTGGTACCGGACGCTTGCAGCGCAGACTGAGGTTGAAATTGGTCAGCTTGAAGAACAGCAGAAGAATCAGGTCCTTGCTGAGCAGGAAACCACGCAATTTCTGTTTGACGAAATCGCAAGGCTTAATTCAGAATATACACAGGCACAGGCCGACGGCGATATCAACAAGGTCGAAAGCGTCACACAGGAGCTGGACAACTATAGGCAGATGTTCGGCGACGATATCATCAGCGCTGCGGTCCAATATGCTGTAGGAGGAGAAAATGGAGGAGAAAACACTAGCGGACCTGTTGGTGGAACAGCAACAGCAGGAGAAGGCAACGAATCAGCGAATGACGTTTATGTCGATCAATCCGGACGGAACGACAACAACCAGGCAGAGCCATCTGACCGAAGCGGACTTCGAGAAGGGGCAGCCGGTAACGGATCCGGAAATGAAAGCTATTCTGGAGAAAGCCCGGCAGCGTCGTGGGATAAAGTAAACAGCGAGGAACTATTCCAAGAGATAGCAAAAGACTTCAACGCCAAGCATGGCCTCAAGGGGATGAGCGCATTAAAATCATCCGACTTTGAGGCCATTTCTACGCCCGTTAATGAGGTATCGGCGAAAGCTCTTAGCGGAGCAATCCAGAGAAACGGTGGCGTTCCTGTTCGCTTGTATCGGGTCACAAATCCGGATGTCGAGTCGCCTGGTGGATTTTTCTATAACGGAGAGATCTACATCAGGGATACCGGAACCGCGTTGGTAGCATTTGAATATGGGCATGAGTATGCCCACATGATGAAGGCGTTCCAGGATGCCGGCAGGAATGTCCTTGATTCGATGGGTGATGAAGGCAGAGCCGCATATGAAAAGTACTGTGCAAAATTTGGAGATGATCCGAATAATGCTCAAAATATTGATGAATTCATATGCGACATCCACGGCGCTTATGAGTATGCGGTACAGACTGGCATCACGCTGCATGATCAGCTTGGCTTGACTACAGCACAGGCGAACCAATTTTATGACGCCTTCAACGAAGTTGATGCGGCAGATTCTACAGCATCTGACTTTGTAGACACCATCGATCAGGTTGCGACCGATGGGAAACCCAACTACAACTACCACAGCATGAACGAGGACCGCGCTGCATACCGGCAGGATCTGATCGATTCAGGGATCGCCGGCGATGAAGGGAACCCGATGTCCATGCAGGAG